GAAGGGCTGATGTAAGCGCGGTCATCAGTGTTATGGTTCTTTATCTCCACATTCAGCACACCGTCCCACTCGACCCACTGTACGCCGTCCCAGTAGTGCATGGCTGACTTCTCTGGGAACAAGACGCATCTGTCATCGTCAAAAGGCATTTCAACCTCCTATGTTAATAAGCGACAAGCCAGCCTAGTAGTCTCAGACTGGCTGTCCCATTCTGCTAGCAATATGTCATAAGCGGTCCCGTTTACGACCGCTCTCATTTTCTCCTGGATATCGGGATAGTGTCCCGCTATGGTCACATGATGAGCCTGTATCGCGTAAGTCCCGTACTCCTTTTTCTTCTCTCCCTTGTCGCGTATCTGAAGCTCCACGGGCGCTATGGTGCAGGGCAGGTCTACATGCCCCGCCTTATCCCCCCAAGTAAATACATCTTCGCCGTAAGTGTTCTCAGCCACAGCCGCTTCCTGTATGGTGCATAGCGATGGGAAGAAGTCGGAGAGGTCCGAGAAGTCTGTAGCTAACATGCGGGGGTGGATAAGCCTGTCCCACATATCAACCGCCCCTTAGAGCTTCTTTGTTTATCTTCTCCGTGTAGGTGAATGAATCGAAGACTTGCTCGGCCCAATCGAACGTGTCCTCGTCCTCCTCGGCCTCCTCTAAGTATTCCTTCGCCAGTTTCCTCAGAGCCTCGGCAACAGCGGGGCCATCGGTGGTGAGATCTAAAATCTTTATACGCTTGGACACCAGGGCTTCGTTAGCGGCTATGGTTATAAGTGCGAAAGCAGCCGCCTTGTAGACATTGCTTGAGTTGAGCGTGAGATAGGCGTCTATCTCGTCATCCTCGAAGCAGTAGTCGACTGCGTTTACATCCGTTATGAGCATCCTGACTTTGCCACGATCCGTGGTCACATCATAGGTAAATCCCATCTTACCTCCATAGGGATGAAGGGGGAGGCCGAAACCTCCCCCGTATCATCTTGTTTAGGTCGTGCCGTTCTGCGAGTACGCGGCGCGGGGGTCAAGCTGTGCGCTACCACACACGATCCTTACCCTGTAGAAGGTATTGTCGGTGGCGAAGTCACCACTAAAGGGCGACATGGGAGCGCCAGTAGTGCTCACCTTGTCGGAAGCCTTCATACATATCTCCGGGGTCTCGTGGCCCCTCAGCCTGTCGAACTCCATAGCGGCTAGCTGACTGGGTTCTGCGAACACATACCATGTGGTGTTCACGTTTCCGCTAGCGTCGATAACCGGCAGGAGCGGATCAACGTGCAGCTTGAGTCCTACCTGCGGGATAACGTTAGTCATCGGCAGAGTAGCCAGCGCACCGCCAGCGCTCTCGGTGTACATCTTCAGAGCGCTAGTCAGGATGGCCCTAGCGGTGAACTCAAGAGCCGGGGGAACTACCAGGTGAGCGCCCCTTGCGGTTATGGGCTTGCCGTTGACGTCGGTCTGAGCCTGCATCAACTCAAGCGTGGTCTCCAGGTTGGGTATAGTCAGCGCCAAGGTTCCCAGGTTGGTAACCGCCTGACCATCTACGTCCACGATGGGAGTTCCGAACAGCGCGGCATTCGGGCCAGCAGCCGAAGAGTAAGTCGATGTAGCGAGAAACGCTTCGGTGTAAGTGGCCGCGTCCGCAAACCTGTTCGGGATATCACTGAACGCGCTCAGGTCGTCGTTTATGACGGACTCCCAGGATATGTCGAACTGGCGGCCCCTCTTGTATACCTGGATGGTGTACCTTGATTCGCTCATGGGAGCAATCAGGTATTCACCCTTCTCAGGAACGAGAGGCAACAGCCCGTCATTACCCTGAACCTTGTGCAACCTTGCGGCGTTGAAGTCCTTGCGGGTTCCCACCTTGAAGTAAGACTGCCAGTCTGGAAGCGCCATCTTATAACGCGCCAGCACCTGACGGTCGAGAATCTGACCGAACAGGTACGGGAAATCCGTAGTAGTGATAGCCTCTTCCAATATCGCGGCGTGCATACGAGACGTATAACCCCTCTTATTCAGCAAGAGGTCTATAGCCTCGGCGATAGCGCCTTCATCGACAGGCTTACCGCGCACGGTACTGAACTTATCCCAGTCCTGCATTACCTCTAGTAATTCAGGCATGATTTCCTCCTTTTCGTTCAACTAAAAAAGCCCCCGTAGGGGCTTGTGTGTCACTGTTCTACAGGGATGCTACTCGGCGGCTTCCGTCTCCTCTTCCTTCTTTGCCGCTTCTTCAGCTTGGGCTAACAAAGCGAGTAGATTATCGATAGCCTCTATCGCGCCGTTGAACGCTGACACAGAGGCTACCGCCCCCTCTCGGCCTTTCATATATAGTTCTTTCTGTGCCTCAAGGACGGCCCTGTTTATCTCAGCCATTTACGCTACCGCCGCATGTAAGTCGATGTAGAGGACCCCATGTCCGACACAATCGAACAGGGGTACGGTTCCGACCACACCAGTACCGGCAGTACCGGCTGAGTACCCGATGGTGCCGGGGTTAGCCGACGCGATAAGCGCGGTGATATCCTGCGTGCTGTTCAGCCTCCAGGCGTGGAGACTCGCAGGAGCATCGTTCAGGATAGCTTGATGCTGCCCGGCGAAGTATATGCGTCCCAGTGGGTTGCTATCGCCAGAGTAGATACCGCCCTCGAATGGGGTAAGTATAGAGCCGTTAAGCAGGTCAGCATCGTCGACGTTGATCCACGAGCCGTAGCCGTAGAGGTGGCCCGTCTGTGTGGCGGTCAGGTGGCCCTCGACGTAGCCGTTAAGGCCCTCAGACGCGCCACCAGCAAGGTAGCTCTTGATGCTCCATGCGTAGTCTCCCGACGTGCAGGTGACGAAGTTGTCCAGCGCATTGAATATAGGCGGGTCGCAATGCACCTTAACCGCACATACGCCGGTTGTCCCGGCAGCTACATCTCCAAGCGACCTACCGAATGGAATCTGAGTAGCCCAGTTAGCAATCTTGGATATCACGGCGGTAGTGGTGTTGATGTAGAGCATCTCACCCTCTTCAACCGCCGAGTTACCCGCGTCGTCTGAAGCGACTACGCTTAAGAACCAGATTCCCTCGGTGTCGATAGCGATAAGGTCAGTCGCAGCGCTAGCAGAACTAAACGCCACGCCCACGATATTACCGTTACCGTTTGCACCTGGAATTATCACCGGGTCTCCACCATCTACCAGGCCATCAGCATGAGTGGGGTGAGTCAATAAAGACTCCTCGATATTGAGGTGCCTTCCCTCATAAGTGCTGGAGCACTCTTCCCCTGCGCTGTGTCCAGTAGCTAGGTACTGATCAGGCATTTTCTTCCTCCTTCTTCTTTTCCGTTAGAATGGCCCTTGCATGAACCAGAAGATTATCCACCACACCCATTCGGTGCTATGGACTTTCACGGCAATGAGTTCCGTTTGTCCATCAGTCACAGGCCCTAGCGCCCAACCGAAAGGAATCTGAAAAACATCATCGCTTACCACAGCATTAGTAGGGTCGATATAGACACGTTGACCTACACTGATAGCCGCGCCGAAGAAATAACTGGAAACCTCCAGCCACCATATACCTTCAGTGTCTATCGACACGATATCGGTAACGGCGGTAGCGGTATTCATAGCTACTCCGCACAGCTCGAAGGTGACGCAAGGGTCGCCCTTCTGTACCAGGTCAAGCCCTAAGTCATGCTGTGGATGATTCAATACCGACTCGATGATGTTGACATATCGCCCTTCATTGGTGGATGAACACTGGTCGCCTGCGTGCTGATAAGTCGCGTCATACGGTGTGGGGTCTTCTATTGCCATTCTTTATTTACCGTCCTTGAACGGCTATCTTGGCTAGCCCCTCAGCCTCTTCCTCAGACCTGCCCTCAAGCATAAAGCCCGACTTAAAGGACTCCATGAGCTTAGACTTGCCATCGCCGCTCTGGGTTGAACCCATGCCCTTGACTTTGCCGTCGCCGGTTCCCGTAAGCTTTGCTATGTAGTCTGTTTCGGTCTTTACTGCCTCATCGATAATCTGCGTGTACTTGTCCTTATCCAGCGCACCTTGCCCGTCTAGCACGGGGTTCTTTGACATGAACTCGATCAAGCGTGACTTGGTGATGTCGGGAAGCTCGGACTCGCCTATCTTCTCGGAGACGAAATCGCGGGCTTCTCTCAGCACCACGACTTCCGCAAGCCTGGCCTTCTCGGACTCCAGCTCGCTTATCTTCTCCTCGAGTTCCGACTTCTCCCCCTCCAGCTTTGTCTTTTGCTCCTCAAGTTCTTTTATCTGCTCATCAGTCATTCGTTTTCCCTCCTCCAGTTTTTCTTTTTCGCCATAGACTGCCTGGCGTATCTCAGAGCGTAGAGCCTCCACGACCTCCGGGCAGTTCTTTTTTAATCCATCCAGGTCGATGGATTCCCATTCTATGTCCAGGGCTGCTTTCTCCCTTGCGGCCTCGAATAACTGTACTATCTCCCCGCCGCGCCCAGGCTGAGTCACGAAATCAACCGACGCGGCACCCGTCAACCTCTCGATGATGGCCCCCTTCTTCCCCTCGGCCTCCCCGTATTTCTTAGTACCAGTAGCGCGGTGGGAAGTGCCGATATGGGGTGCAAGCTCCTCCACGACGGGCTTATAAGCATCGAACACCTTGGCAGGCGCGTATACGCCCGGCCCGGTGGGGCCATCCTCCATGTATTTACCATCCTCCGTAAGCTCTCCCGCTAGGTCACGCAAGGAACGCTCGGGCCTCTCCTTGGCCTCGGTCTTGGTGGGGTGGTCCCAATACATGTGAGTGCCAGCCTTATAAATACCGGCATCACGCTTGAGCATGTCGGCGGGATAATAACCGGACGTTCCCCAGCCAGGGGATATGATCTTGATGAGTGACGAACCGTCTTCCCTGACCGCCTTTTCCTCAAGCGGCATGACGTCTGACTCGATATCCGCATTTTCCTCTATCTTGGGTTCCTTCACTTCCTCACCCATTCCTGCCTCCTTAATATTTCCTACCGCTTTATTCGCGGTTGCTATAGCTAGTGCGTCGCACATCTGCTCAGAACCGCCCCTCTTCATGCAGCGGTCCCGTGTATCGTTAGCCACCTTGACCCAGGTGGGCTTGTTTTTATCTTCAACTTTCTTGTTATGCTTCTCCACATCTGAGACGGACCAGGGCATCATGCCCCCCTATTAGAACCGCACACAGTACAGCGCCAGCCGTTGTCGGTCTTGTTATGTAAGCGCCTGCCCTTGCCGTATGCCTTATCCTGAAACTCACTTACGCAAGTACAGGTTAGAACCTTAGTCATTTCTCTTCCTTCACCCTCGATAGACTTGAGCATCTGCAGCCAGGAAAACGGGGAGGATGTAAGTCACTAGACGAGAATTCCTCGTCTATGTCTATCCACCCATCAGCTTCATTGGACAGGCATTCATCGGTCACCCGCTCATCGCCCACGGTATGCCAGGCGTGCTCCATCGGTATGCCCTCGGCTTGTAATTGCTTGGAGGCTTGCCATGTGCCTTCCTCATAGGCATTGGCCGACTCGGTCACTGCTACCAGGTGGGCTCGGGACTGTATGTGAAGCTGTGGTTTGCGTACCGCGAAATCATCAAACTTGTTTTTGATATTCCGGGCTACCTTGTCGTATGATTCCCCGGTCTTCAAGCCGTTATTCACTATGCGAGCTATATCCGACCGGGTAGTCTCGTCTATCTCGGCCACCATCTTGGCGGCGTGTTCCTCCAGCCATTCGATAGCCACCGGGTGGGATACCTCAAAGCTCACACCCAGGTTAAGGGTGGTCATGCCAGCTTCGCCGCCGGCCTTTAAAGCCTTAGCATTGGCCCTCTTTAAAGTCTCTACGAATTCGGCTGACGTCTGAGCCGCCACCCATTCCCATGCATCATCGAGAGGGTCTAAGGGTATTGCCGCTTCACTCGCCGGGAACAGCCCCTTGTGCTTGCCCATCTCAGCCAGGTAGAGCCGCCCCTGCTTCTTGAAAATCCGTGTTGCGTCTTTCTCAAGGCTTGAGATTATCGGGGCTAGCAACTTAGCCTTCTTAGCACCGACCTTCGAGTTGTAATAGGAATCGACGGCCTCTAATAATACGTCTATGCTGTCCTTCAGACCCTCAAGCTGCTGCAGCGATAAGCTCATTGATGGACTCCCGCAGTCCCTTCACCGCATCGACCATAGAGCGGGCTTCCTCGGTGGGTTCCTCATTGAACATCTGGTCTATGAGAGCGTCTATGTTCTCCACACCCAGGGCCGAGAGCAACAACCTCGATAGGGTCTCCATATCGATAGTGCCGGCGGGTACTTTGCCATCAAGTGTGCCAGCGGTGACGATGGACTTGATAGACTCGCTCACGTCATGCTCAAGGATGGGCGGGAAGTCCACGTTGATAGAGGGGGATTCAAGCTGACCGTCTACGGCAACCTCTATATTGGGAGTGCCATCGTCTTCCTCGGTGACTGTGCCATCCAGCGTCCCACCATCTATCGCCTTGCGTATCACATAGTCGAGAATAGCGCGGTAGATATCAGCCCATAAGGTCTGGCGTGATACCATCTTCAGCTCTGTAGGGCGGTCCATCGACTTAGCCGTAGCAAGCGTGCCGACCGACACGTCACCGAAGAACGTCTCGGGCAAGCCCATAGTGGAAGCCACCATGAGTAACAAGCGCCTGCCGTCTTCGGCCTTAGTGGTAGCCCCGGCAGTCTTCATGGGCTTCATGTCTACACCCTCGGTGGATAAGAACGTGGAGCCGGTCAGGGGCGGCGGGTTGGTCTCCCCGCTCCCTGTTCCCAGTGTGCTTTGCAGCTTGGTCTTAGCGGCGGCTACCCCATCGGCCCCGCCCTTGGTGGTTAAGCTCCAGGCGAAACGGGCGTAAGCCTTGACGATGGTGGACCAGTTTTCTAAGAATTCCTTATAAGCTCTGGCCCAATCCAGAGCGGGATATACCTCGGACACGCCGAACTGCATATCAGGCAACCCGCCGGTCTTAACGTGATAGACAGGTGATTCCCACTCTATCGTCTTGCTGCCTATCGAAACGGGCTTGCTACCAGGCTGATACCGCCAGTCGGGGTAATAGGCTGTTATAGTCTCAGCCTCATGTATCCCACTGTCCATGTTGAGACTGGACTGTGACCATTCGCGCTTGTAATACCACGGCTCCTTGCGGTCCTCTGGGTTGGTGATTATCTCGGACACCTCATCGCACGGGATGGTTCGCACGCGCACCTTGCCGTCTGTATCGGTGAAGAACACGAAGAAGATGTTTGAATAGAGCTGCAGTTCAGTCTCCTTGCCCATCCTCGATTGATGGGAGGTAAGCTCTGCCCTATTCTTGGAATCATTTAGAAACCCCTGTATCACATCATTGACGGGTTCCTGGTCAGACGCTATGTTCATGCCCTGGCCGAACACATAACGGGTCTGCACATCCACGCCCTGCTTGATAAGCGGGTTCTTCAAGTACATGTAGCGGGCTATCATGTTAATCGTGCGTAAGCCGTCACGGGAGAACTCCCGCTCTGAAAGCCAGCCCAGCTTATACCAGCCCTGGTCTTCAAGAGCTAGCTCTAAGTCGGCTAGGCGCTCCTCCAGATTATCGCGGTCTATCCTTATGTCCTCGAGCAAACCGGCTTGACTCTCTACCAGTTCAGCAAGTTCCCGCTTGTTCAACTCTTATCCTCCTAATACGGACTGATAACTACTGGGTCGTAATATTCCACCGTGCTTTGCACTGGCTCCGATTTGCTCATCTCATAGGTATAAATGCCGTAGCGTAGAGCATCCATCGTGTGGTCGTTAGCTTTAATGGGTTCCTCTAGCACTTCCCCGGCCTTGCTCTTCTTGCGTGAATAGCCCCTTATCTCAGCTATCACGTTCAAGCACCGTGGATGGATAATGAGCTTGTAGCCCTTCACCGCGTCTATGCCGTCGATCACGTTCTTTAAGGCAGGATGAGCGTTGATACCCGAACGCTTCATCTCCTCGATCCTGCCCGGCTCGGCTGAATCGCAAATAGTGGGTGGGCGCTCTAGCTTATACTCTGTCTGTTTCTCCTGTATCAGCTCGATAAACTCAGGGTTAGTCTTCTTGCGGCGGTGGACTTCATCGACCAGTTGGGCGGTCTTCCCTTTAAGCCCCATCAGCACCCAGGCTGACGGATGCTCATAACCGAAGTCGACGCCGCATAGGACTATCTCGTATTCACCAGGGCTGAATAGAAACTCTTTAATCTCGTAGTTGGTGAATATCAGCTCACCTAATACGCCCCACTCACCGAGGCAGTAGACGTTGTAGGTGTACTCGTCTACGTCCTTGAGACTTTCTAAGAATTCCTTGTAGGGTTCATCTATGAAGCGGTTATCTTTGTAGGTATACTTCTGCCGCTCTCCCCGGTCTCCCTCGAAGAAGTAAGAATACAGCCAGTGAGTCTTGTTAATCGGGTTGAAGGTAAGGATGATCTGACGATATCCTTCCTCCAGCTCCTCCCCACGCAGCCTCAGCTTTACCTGAGTGTATTCCTCGAAGGTGAGCTCGGTCGGTTCTTCGATCCATATATCCGTCAGGTCGGTCAGCGACTTCAAGCGCTCTGCCGGGTCGCCCTTGCTGTTGACTACTGGCAGGAAAAGGATGGTGGATTCACCCACCTTGAATTCCCTGTCAGAGCGGTTGGGTGTGTATGGTATCTCATGCCTCTCAAGCATACCCTCAATCAAATCCATGCAGGTGAGCTTGAGGGCTGGCCCGTACTTACGAATAACCGCTATCTTCGAGCCTGGATAACTCAGCGCCTTGAGGATAATCTTTTGCGCCGCTGCATAAGACTTGCCGGCACCCGCACCACCGTAGACAACTAATTCCCTAGAGCGGGAGCTGAACATGGAATAATAAGCAGGATTAACCGTCCGTTCATCCATGTGAATATCAATTGAAACCACCCGCCATCTCCTTTGGCAGTACGATATTCACCTGCCCTGACCCTTGCTGTTTCAAATCTCCATACAGTTCATGGAATAAGCGAATGGCTGACACATCGCCCTTGAGGCACTTGTTTATAAGCGCTGAATCTACAGCGGGAGCATACGCCTTAAATATTTCTTCACGTCGGCGGTTAAGGTACTCTATGTATTCAGGCTTTTTAAGCAATTTGTAAATGTTGGTATAGTGAGTCCCGGCTTCCTTACAGGCTTCTAACATCCCCATCGGCCTATCTGGATTCAAGCGCAAGTCAGCCCATGCCTTAAACTTCTCTGAGGGTGTCCAAATATTAGCCTTTTCTTTTACCTGCTTATCGCCGTTATCTCCACTCATCTTCCATCTCCGTGATCGTTACCTTAAAAACCTTCTCCCTCAACATAAGCATCTTGGCCAGGTTGACAACATCACTATCAGGGACCTCTAAGGTAAGCCTTCCCCCCTCTGCCCTCCCATCGAACTTAACCGCTGTCGTGATAGGCGCTAGGCTGGCTATAAAACTTATCTCTTCCACGTTTCACTCTCTCCACTTCTTCGGGCCAGTTTTCCCCCGTGGCTCTGTCAAAGCACGTTTATGACTCGTCTCCGAAAGTCAGCATCTTCATGTATCCTCTTGTGACACTTCATATCTAAGACAATTAAGTTGCTAGGCTCATCCCCGCCCCCAGCACCACGGGTCTTTAGGTGATGAATCTGAAGCCCCATCCTACCCCCGCATATCTCGCAACAGTAATGCTTTGACCTATACTCAGCCCTTGCCCTTGCGGACTTGAAGGTCTTTGGTTTGAATAGGGGTTGAACTTCAGACATAGATTGAGCCTCCCCGCCTACATGATCAGGACTGGCAATCCGTCAACCCCGCTCCCACCATGAGCGCTCGAATGCTCCCTTGTGCCGATTAACCCTCGGCGGGAAAGCCCAAAAATGAGCAATAAAAAAGCCCCGAAATGGAGCTAGGGTTATAACCTTCCTATGATACCATCGTAGGATTATGCTTAAGTGTTGTCAATAGGATTATTTACCTGCTTCCTTACGGGCCTTGACAAGCTCGGCCCAGTTAGACTTAGTTTTGCATTTCACCCCGAATGATCTATACACGATACACCTATGACACAGCGGGGGTTCAATGCCGTTATAATCGGGTTTCCTTGTCCTTTTGGGACATTTCTCCACCATCTTCAAAAACATCATATAGACGCCTTGCTTATACATCAGCTCCCCGATCCTAACTTTTCGGGATATCCCGCTCTTTTAAAATATTGCTCATCCCTTTGAGCAAGAAAGCGGTCTATCCTCTTGGTCAACTTGCGCAACTCGTATCTGTCTATCTGTTGCAATAATT